AAAGTCGCGGATGATACGATTGAGGTCGTTGACTGGAAAACCGGAAGAAGACTGAACTGGGCCACTGGGGAAGAAAAAACTTACGAGAAACTACTTGACGATCCGCAATTGTTACTGTATAATTATGCTATATCACAACTTTACCCTGAATATACTCAGGCGATAATGACGATATTTTATATAAGAGACGGTGGACCTTTTAGCATGTGTTTTGACAAGTCTGATCAGGAGAAGTTTCTGGGTATGCTTGAAAAAAGATTTAAGCAGATACAGAGAAACGATTTTCCACAACCCTGTTCTAGAAACAGAACCAGCTTCAAATGCACTAAGCTCTGCCATTTCTACAAGAACAACTGGCCGGGAACTAATATTTCTATGTGTGAGCACGTAGAGGAACATCTTAAGGCGTTTGGAGAGCAGGAAACTATAGATAACTGTACAAGAGAAGGACATAACATTGGATACTACGAAGCTCCGGGATAATTTTAATATGGGTTACATTATATGTTCACTATGTATAGCGTCTTCTACATGGTTAGCTTTAGAAGATAAAGACGCTTGGACTTGGTTCTTAGTGGCTGGATTATTTTTAGGTCTTAGTGCCATAGGTAGCGACATAAAGCGAGCAACAGGAACTTAATGGACTAAGGATTATGATTGAAGTAGAAATAACACAAGACATGAAACAGCGAGCTTGGAGAAAAGCTCGTGAAATGGGGGAGATAAACAACTCAATAACAAAAGGCGAGGGGAACATTGCGGGTTTTTTGGGTGAACAAGTTGCTAATGAAATAATAAAAGGTGACATAACCAACACTTACAGCTATGATATAGTGAAAGATGGAATTAGGTATGATGTCAAAACCAAGAGATGCACTAGCAAACCAAAAGATTATTACGAGTGTTCCATCGCCTCTTTACAAAAAAAGCAGGACTGTGATATATATGTCTTCGTAAGAATTGAGAACATCAGCGGTCGCTGGAAAAGGGCTTGGGTGCTTGGTCAATACTATAAGCACAAATATTTTGAAGATGCTAAGTTCCTAAAGAAGGGACAGGTCGATGGCGACAATAATTTTAAAGTTAAGGCGGATTGTTATAATATAGCAATAAAGAAATTGAAAGAGATAGAAGTTTGAACTGGATACCACTAAATTGTAAAACACACTACAGTCTACAAAAGGGTTTTTGCAAAAACAATCTGCTTTCGGAAAGATGTAAAGAGTATGGGTATAGTGCTTGCGGCATAGCAGATCTTGGAACGCTAGCTGGAGCTGTAGATTTCCATCAGCAGTGTAGAAAAAATGATGTCAAACCAATCATTGGTTGTGATTTTGACGGATACATTTTATATGCAAAGAATAAAGATGGCTGGTTTGACCTTATTAAGTATGTTTCAAATCAGAACTTGGATGTCTTAAAAGAGGTTTCCAAAAAGGGCAATCTGATTTGTGTGTCGCCTGACTCAAACGGTCTAAGAAAATTGTTTAAAAGCAATCACTTTGAATATGGGGCTATGAATGATGATGCTGTTTACTATGTAGACAAAAGTGATTCGGATTGTCATAGGATCATGCTGTGCTCAGGTATGAAAACAACAATGAAGAAGGTAAACTCATTACTAAAAAACAATCAAGAGGTTGCTAATCAGCACTTCTTTGAGAATGACAGCTTCTATCTACATGAGCCAAATAACAAAACGAACGACATAGATACGCTTAACAAAATAGCGGACATGTGTGAAGACTACGAGGTTGCTGGGAAGCCGATGCTTCCAGCGTTTGACTGTCCAGAAGGAGTAGACGAAGACCAGTATCTTACACAGCTTTGTAGAGACGGATGGAGAGACAGGCTACAGGCTCAAGAGAAGGTTTCTAGCGAGCAGGACAAAGATATTTACGCTGAGAGAATCAAGCAGGAGCTAAAGGTTATTATCAAGGCTGAGCTTTCTGGTTATTTTCTAATAGTTCAAGACATAGTTAACTTTGTTAAGAAACAGGGCTGGTTAGCTGGTCCGGGACGAGGCTCTGCTGCTGGATGCTTAGTGTCATACCTACTTAGTATAACAGACGTTGACCCCATTGAGTACGATTTGATTTTTGAGAGGTTCTACAATGAGGGAAGAAACACAGAAAACTACGTGTCACTACCAGATATTGATATGGATGTTCCTGCCGAACACAGGGACGAAGTTATTGACTATATAAAATATAAATACGGAGAAGAGAATGTAGCTCAGATGATCACATTTGGTCGCCTTCAGGGAAGAGCAGCCGTAAAAGAGGTACTAAGAATCAATGATGCTGTGTCATTTGCAGAAATGAATGCTATAACAGATAGTATCCCAGACGAAGCAAAGATATCTGACCAACTAGAATTAATGGAAGACAAGTCTATTATAAAATGGACACTAGAAAACGAGCCAGAGAATCTCAGAAACTGGTGCATGATGAATGAGGACGGCGAACTAGAAGGCCCGCTGTCACACCTGTTTGAGCAGGCTATAAAAATAGAAGGAACTAATAAGTCGCAAGGCAAGCACCCAGCGGGCGTGATCATATCGGAACATAAACTCGCTCACGTATGTCCAATGACTGAAGATAAGTCGGGAGATACTGTTGCCGCCTTTGATATGGGCGACCTAGAGGTTCAGGGACATGTCAAGTTTGACGTGTTGGGAATTGATTTACTATCTAAGATAATGGAGATTTCAAATGCTGATTAAGGCCACGAAACAAGAATACAGATCAGTGGTTTATTCTGGCTGCTATATAGAGTCTAAAGGTGTCTCATTGTGTAACCTAGAAGACTTCTTAAAAAACAGAATAGGAGTACCTAGAGCTAAATACCAAGTAGTGTCGGACAGAGACAGATTTCATGGACTTTTTCACACTCTAGACGAAGCTATTGACAAATTTATTGAATTAAAAACAAAGAGGTAGTTATGAATTATAGAGACATTATTGTATTTGACTTTGAAACCGGAGGCAGGAATCCTCACAAGTGTCAACCAACACAAATTGCTGCGGTGGCGATTCATGCTCGGAAGCTTACCTTACAACCGGGAGGAACTTTCAATAGTGAGATCAGGCCGATCATTGACGACGAAAAGGCCGTGGCCGCCGGATTCGATCCCCTTGAAGACGAGGCACTGGATATCACTAGGAAAACTAGAGGAGCTTTAGCCAAAGCACCCTTACCAAAAACCGTATGGAAGAAATTTGCTCAGTTCTGCGACAAATATAATTTCAAAAAGACGAGTTACTACGCTCCAATCGCGGCTGGATACAATATCAACGGATATGATATGCCTATTGTAGAGCGTATGTGTCAAATGTATGGCCCAGTCGATGAGAAAAGAGGACGCCAGAAAATTTTCAATCCAATCTTTACTATGGATCTAATGCAGCATATCTATTGCTGGTTTGAAAACAACTCAGATGTTAAGGGGTATAGCATGGACTATATGCGAGACTATTTTGGTATGCCTAAAGACAATGCTCACGATGCACTACAGGACGTAAAAGATACAGCGAACATCTTAATCAAGTTCCTGAAGATGCAGAGAAACCTATCTAAAAAAATTAAGTTTGAAAAGACCTTCGCTACTGGTGACATGTATGTCAAATAAGGAACACTACATTGTTACTGACCCTAGCGGCAATCGTTATTCTGTGGGCTGCCCTAATTACAGAATAACTATCGGCTGGGGTCGGCATACGCCACACACCGGAGAACTAGATATTAATAAAGACTATATAAACACACACAAAAGAAATGGCGTGTGCATTGATGTTGGTGGCCACATCGGAACGCACGCCGTTCCATATTCCAAGTTGTTTGATGAGGTCTATACGTTTGAAGCGAATAAAGACAACTACGACCGCCTTGTTAAAAATATCGGCCTAAACAACAGGACAAATATCACAGCTTACAATAAAGCCGTGAGCGATAAAAAGAGGAGAGCGTTCGTCAAACAGATGGGCACACAAAACACGGGTCAGTTTGCTGTGATAGACGACCCAAACGCCTCCTTGGAAACGGTTACAATTGACGAATTTCAAATAGAAAATGTAGACTTTATAAAAATAGATGTCGAAGGCAGAGAGCTTGACGTTGTAAGAGGAGCCTTTGAAACCATCAGCAGATATAAACCACTTCTTCAGATTGAGTTTAATGATGAGAGTGCCAAGTTTGGCATTTCAAACGAGGACACCGTTGATTACATCTTAAGTCTGGGATATATGATTCACAAGAAAATTAATATGGATATATTTTTTATAGATACAAAGGAATATCTCGATGTCGAATGAAATAGAACACTTTTACCAAAAGATACAGGGGTGGTTCAATTTCCAAGCTCTCTATCAAAGAATGGTGATGGGCCATCCTTCCGGCTCAAAATTTGTTGAGGTTGGATCGTGGAAGGGGTGTAGCTCAGTTTTCATGGGGGTGGAGATCCTCTACTCCGGCAAGGATATCGAATTCTTTTGCGTAGACACTTGGTCAGGAAGCGAAGAGCATCTAAACGAGTCTTCCGATAACTATGAAGAGGAAATAAAAATTCCTGACTGGCTTTATAATCAGTTCATCAAAAATATTGAACCGGTTAAAGACTACATTAAGCCAATAAGAAAAGAGTCCGTAGAGGCCGCTAAAGATTTTGAAGACGAATCTCTGGATTTTGTGTTCATTGACGCTTCTCACGACTATGATAATGTACTGGCAGACCTAAACGCTTGGTTTCCCAAGATCAAAAAAGAACCGCACCCATTTGGCCGCTTCTGTGGTCATGACATCTGGGCAAAGGGTGTTCAGTATGCGGTAGTAGAGTTTTGTAAAGAGCACGATTTCCTAATGAAGGTTATAGGTGAAAATTGTTGGATAATAACAGAATGAACTTTGATATCAACGACTTTGAAGACGAGAAAGTTTGGGACTTAATCTGCGACGGGAACACAAAGGGTGTTTTTCAGTTGGAGTCTAGCTTGGGAAAACATTGGGCAAAAGAAGTCAAGCCTAGAAGTGTCAAGGAGCTAGCGGCTTTGATTAGCCTAATTCGTCCCGGTTGTCTAAAGGCCAAAGACGCTGACGGAAAGAGTATGACGCAGGTATACGCTGATAGAAAGGCTGGTAAGCCTAATAGCCCTGTGGAGTATCTACATGAGTCTTTGGAGCCTATTTTGAAAGAGACATATGGGGTGCTTGTTTATCAGTT